CCTAAAGATATAGGAGTTATACAATGACAAACAAATTTGAGCAATTGATTGAGCTATTCATCGCAGAAGATGAAGCAGGCGCAAAAGAGTTGTTTCACGACATCGTAGTTGAAAAATCACGTAATATTTACGAAGGTTTAGTAGACGAAGATCAAGTTGAAGAAACAGCAGAAGTAGAAGAGTCAGAAGAAGAAGTTGCTGAAGAAGCAGTTGAAGAATCAGACTTTGACGAAGAACTAGGCGGCAACGCTGCTGAAGATATGATTGACGACATTGAAGCAGACGAAGAAGGTCTGTCAATGGAAGATGAACATGAAGGCGAAGAAGAATTAGAAGATCGTGTAGTTGACATCGAAGATGCACTAGACGAACTTAAGGCTGAGTTCGAAGCACTAATGGCTGGTGACTCAGACGAAGAGCCAGAAATGGACATGGACATGGACATGGATATGGATATGGACGATGAAGGCGAAGAAGAAGAGATGGAAAGTGTTGAGATGGAAGCAGTTGAAGAAACTGAAGAAGTCGTTCGTGAATACACAGAAAAGGCACCAGCTCCAGTAACTTCAGAACAAGGCGACGGATCATCAGGTCCAGTTGCAGGCAAGAACGATATGGGCGGTAAAGCAGTTGATCCAACAGGCGAAGAGAGTGGCAGTGCAACTCCTAAGTCAACAGAGCAAACTGATGCAGCTGACACACGTGACGCTACAATGAGTAAAGCATAGTCCTATGTTATACTTGAGAGAAAACCTAACCAATGCGCAGTCTAATGTTGTTGTAGAAGCAGCAGAAAACAGTGCTGGCGGCAAGGATCTCTACATGAAAGGCATTTGTATCCAGGGCGGGGTTAAAAACGCAAACCAGCGTGTTTATCCCGTCACTGAGATTACTAGTGCTGTTAGTACCATCAACGAGCAAATTAAAAGCGGTAATAGCGTTTTAGGCGAAGTTGATCATCCTGAAGATCTAAAAATTAACATTGATCGAGTATCACACACTATTGAAAGTATGTGGATGGATGGACCTAATGGGTTTGGTAAACTAAAGATTCTTGAAACTCCAATGGGTCAGCTTGTGAAAACAATGATCGAAGGCGGAGTAAAGTTAGGAGTTAGTAGCAGAGGCAGTGGTGAGGTTAACGAATCAACTGGTAACGTTAGTAACTTTGAAATTGTCACGGTAGATGTCGTGGCACAACCGAGTGCACCTAATGCATATCCTGTAGCGATTTACGAAGGACTACTTAATATGCGCGGCGGCGCTCAAGTACTTGAAATGGCACGTGACGCAAGTGGCGATGCTAAAGTACAAAAATACCTGAAAGAGGAAATGATTCGTCTTATCAGGGACTTAAAGATCTAGGAGATCAAAATGCTAGATGCTATCAAACCACTATTGGATAGCGACCTTGTTAATGAGGACACCCGCACTGCTATTGCTGAACAATGGGAAGCAAAAATCAGTGAGGTCCGTAACCAGGTAACTGGTGAACTTCGTGAGGAGTTTGCACAACGCTATGAGCATGATAAATCTACTATGGTTGAAGCCTTAGATCGCATGGTTACAGAAGGTCTAACTACTGAACTTGCACAAATCGCCGAAGAGCGTAAAGCAATTTCAGAAGACCGCGCTAAGTTTGTTGGTAAGATGAAAGAATCATCTGAGACATTCGACAGCTTTTTAGTTAAAACATTGAGTGAAGAAATTACGGAACTCCGTAGTGAACGTGCTCAACAGCAGGAAATTGTAGCAAAGTTAGAAAACTTTGTTGTTGCACAACTTGCTGAAGAGATTGAAGATTTCCAAAAGGATCGTCAAGACGTTGTTGAAACTAAAGTGCGCCTAGTAAAGGAAGCTCGTGAGCAGTTCGCTACTCTAAAGTCTAACTTTGTAAAGCACACAAGTAAAGCAGTTAACGAAGCAGTAACAGGCTATCTTAAAGGTGAAATGAATCAACTTAAAGAAGATATTCAAATCGCAAAAGAGAATACTTTCGGACGTAAACTGTTTGAAACTTTTGCAACAGAATTTTCTGCAAGTCATCTCAATGAAAATCAAAAAATTAAGGAACTAGAAGCAGCAGTACAAAGTGCTACTGAAGAAGTTGCTCAAGTCAATGAGAGTCTTGAAGAAAAGGCTAAGTTAGTTGAGAGCAAGGAGCAAGAAATTGCTTTAATTAATGAGGGTGTAGAGCGTAAAGAAACACTGAACACACTTCTTAAGCCACTCAACAAAGATAAGGCAGCAATTATGACTGACCTATTAGAAAGCGTACAGACTGCTAAATTGCAGACTGCTTTCGACCGTTATTTGCCAGCAGTGCTGGATGGAAAAAAAGCAAAATCTGCTTCTAAGAAAGAAGTTATTGCTGAAAGCCGTACAGAAGTGACAGGTAACAAACAACAAAAAACAGTCGAAGTTAAAGATGACAGCAACATTGTTGACATCCGTAAACTTGCTGGCTTAAATTAAAGTACTATAGAGGAGACTTAAATGTCAGACGTACTATTAGAAAGCCGTTGGGACGATACTAAAGACGCACTTCTTGAGGGTCTAGAAGGTAACCGCCGCAACAGCATGAGCGTTGTTTTAGAAAACACAAAACGCTATTTGCAAGAAGCAGCAACAACTGGCGCATCAGCAGCTGGTAACGTAGCAACACTAAACCGTGTTATCCTACCTGTTATCCGTCGTGTAATGCCAACAGTTATTGCAAACGAAATCGTTGGTGTACAGCCAATGCAAGGTCCAGTTGGTCAGATTCATACACTACGTGTACGTTATGCTGAAACTAACAACGCAACTGGTACAGCAAACGACGTCACAGCAGGTGACGAAGCACTATCACCATTTAAACTTGCGCAAGCATATTCAGGTGATGGCACAGCTGGTAAAGCAGACGCTACAGCAGCTAAAGAAGGCACAGGCGGTCGCGCTATGTCAATCCAGATCCTAAAGCAACCTGTCGAAGCAAAGACACGTAAGCTACAGGCACGCTGGACTTTTGAAGCAGCACAAGATGCACAGTCAATGCACGGCATCGACGTTGAAGCAGAAGTAATGGCAGCTCTTGCACAAGA